AAGCAAGTTGAAATACGTTTATTCTATGATGATCGTGGTCTTGATCGTTATTACGGTCTATTGGAACTCGGTGAGATTGGAGGACTCTGGAAGAATGTCGCAGGAAGATACGAAATTGGTGGTAAAAAGTTATATGCAAAACAGATTCTTGCCGAACCAGAGACTTACTTTACCGATGATGTAATGCAAGCTCTAGATGAGATTGCACAAAACGAATTTAGTTATGGTTCTTAAATGGAAACAGTTGAATTTTTGATATTAAAAAATCTGCTTCATAATGAGGAGTATGTCCGTAAGGTTATTCCTTTTTTGAAAGCAGATTACTTTGAGGATAGGAATCAAAGAATTGTATTTGAAGAGATAATTAAATTTGTAGAAGATTATAATAAACCTGCTACAAAAGAAATACTTTGTATTGAAGCAGAAAAGAGACAAGATATTACAGATGATTCTTTCAAAGAAATTACTAATTTAATTGGATCTCTAGATGAAAATCTATCAGAGTTTGAATGGTTAGTTAATACAACTGAGAAATGGTGTAGAGATCGTGCTATATATTTGGCACTGATGGAGTCTATACAACTAGCAGATGGAAAGGATGACACTAAAGGAAGGGATGCTATTCCTACTATTCTCAGCGATGCTTTGGCTGTGTCTTTCGATTCTAATGTAGGACATGATTACTTAACAGACTATGAAGAAAGATATGAATCGTATCACAGGAAGGAAGACAAGATACCGTTCGACCTCGAATACTTTGACAAAATTACGAAAGGAGGTCTACCGAATAAGACTCTCAACATTGCTCTTGCTGGCACAGGGGTTGGAAAGTCTTTATTCATGTGTCATGTGGCAAGCAGTGCTTTACTCCAGAACAAGAACGTCCTCTACATCACTCTCGAAATGGCAGAGGAAAAGATTGCGGAGAGGATCGATGCTAATCTACTTAATATCCCAATACAAGATATAACAGATTTACCCAAACCTATGTTTGAAGGTAAGGTTACTAATCTTGCTAAGAAAACACAAGGTACTCTTATTATAAAAGAGTATCCAACTGCTTCAGCACACTCAGGACATTTTAGATCATTGCTTAATGAACTGGCATTGAAAAAATCATTTAGACCTGATATAATATTCATAGATTATCTTAATATTTGTGCATCATCAAGATACAGAGCAAATAGTAATGTCAATTCCTACTCCTACATCAAAGCCATCGCAGAAGAACTACGGGGTCTCGCAGTTGAGGCGAACGTTCCGATTGTATCTGCCACTCAAACTACTCGTAGCGGCTACGGTAGTAGCGATGTGGACCTTACTGACACCTCTGAATCTTTTGGACTCCCTGCTACTGCTGACCTTATGTTTGCCCTTATTTCTACAGAAGACTTGGAGGGTTTAAATCAAATAATGGTTAAGCAATTGAAGAATAGGTATAATGATCCTACTGTCTTTAAAAGATTTGTTGTGGGTATTGATCGTGCCAAGATGAGACTATATGATTGTGAACAAAGTGCTCAAGAAGATATAGTTGACAGTGGACAAGATGAAGAGTATAATTTTAAGGAAAAACCAAAGAAGTCTTTCAAAGATTTTAAATTTGATCAATCATGACTTTAAGAACACATAAAGTTGAAAAGAAAAACGAACAACACAATCAGGAATGGAGTTGGGAAGAAACACCTGAAGTTCTAGCAGCACTAGAACAACTTCGTAAATCATCTGCATTAGTGGAGGAAAAAAAGGTATGACTGTAGACACTGAAAAGTATGTTGATTTTGTAAGAGAAGTGACGAGTAATGAGAGTGTTCATTATGCAGCACTTCTTACTCGTATGAATAATTTGGAATTGGAGGATGATTGCAATATCCCTCCACTCATCACTGCTGCATTTGGTTTAACTGCTGAAGCAGGTGAGTTTACTGAAGTAGTAAAGAAAATTATCTTACAAGGTAAACCATATAATGAAGAGAATATCTTCCATATGAAGAGAGAATTAGGTGACATTTGTTGGTATCTTGCACAAGCATGTATGGCACTTGATACTAGTTTTGATGAGATTATTGAAATGAATGTAGATAAACTTAAAGCACGTTATCCTGGTGGAGAATTTAATGTAAATCAATCTGAAAATCGTGTTGAAGGAGATTTATAAATACTCCTAGATAATGGAGTTGTAATGTTACACATGAGAGATCAATTACTTAATGCAGTTCAGTCACACGCTAAAGGTGAGATTGCAAAACATCAAGCAAATGTTGAAGTTTATCTAGAACATCCAATGGGTATTGGAGAGCATTCAGATATAACTGAAGCAATACAAGTAGAACTAGATAAAATAGCACGTTATCATGATCAATTAGAGGTGATTAACCATTACTTTAAAAAGAGATGAAATCTTTCGATCAGTTTGCTGAAAATATAGAACAAAGAAGAGCAGCATTAGCACAAAGACAAAGAGAAACCTTAGCCCGATCTAAAGAGAAAGGAGCTCAGGTTTCTTCTGACGCTTCGGCAAGTTTTGCTGCTCAGAAAGAAAAGAATGATGCTGCTAATCAAGCTGCTGCAGAGAAAAAGAGAGAGTGGGAAGCAAAGAGAAAAGCACAAAGAGATGCAGCACAAGCAGCAAGAGAAGAAGCAAAGGCAGAGAGAGAAAAAGAACAAGCAATGAAGGATGAGATCCGACAGGATTTAGCAAATGAAAGGGAAGATAGACGTAAAGATATAGAGAAGAAACGCATGGAGAAGGAGAGAGCACAAGCGGAGAAAGATGGTTAAGAAAATATCTCTTGCTCCTAAAGTAGATGCTACAACTATGACTGCCATGCAGGAACTTGCTTCTGCGTGGATATTTAAAAGAGCTATTGAAGATAATAAGGAGTTTCATAGTGTTGCTGATATTACAAAGGATAAGAAAACATATGATGAGTTGATAAAAATTTGGATACAAGCTAGTAAGGGTAAGATTAAAAATAAAGAACAAGCTATACTTTCTTTAACAGAAGGTGAGTGGTTGGAAAATTTTTATAAACAGAGTGGAAAGTTAGTGGAAGAAATAGGTAAACCTAAATTTACTGTTTTTACTCGTGGAAAAACTCAAGGTTATACTTCTGGATGGTATAAAAATAGAGCTACTTTCATGGAATGGGTGGCTGATTATGTAAAAAAAGAATTTAAAATTCAAAGAAAAGATAATTGGAATCCTGCTGATGTTTGGTTGATAAAAAATCAAAGAAAGCATAGGTTGGAGATAATAGAGGCAATGAAAGGTCCTACTACAAAAAGGAGAAAAGGAGCTGTTGAGGCTAATTTAATTCAATTTAATGATCTTTTTAGAGAATTGTTTAAAAAGAAAGAAATAATGGGAATTTCATTAAAGAAAGTTTCTGGAGGAGAGGCAAAGTGGAAAGAAGTTAATGTTACTGAAGAATATTTTAAAGGAATAGAAGCTATTGAGATGTCATATACTAGTTCAAAATGTAAGTTTGGACCTGGTGCAGTTACTGCCTCTCAAGAAGAAAGGGGTAGGAGAAAATTAGAATTACCTACTAAAGCAGGTATGTTTTCTATGGAAACACAGGAAACAATGATATCTCTTACAGATACAGCAAATAATATAAAGTATGAAATTCAAATTAAAGCAAATGATAATAGTAAATTTGATAATTTAAAGTATGAACCAAAGGATAAAAGTAATCCCTCTGCTAGATTGGGTAAAGCAACAGGTTCTTATGTAGATGATCTTGTAGAATTCTATGGAATAAGAGGGTGGAAGAGAAAATGGCAAGATTATCCTCAAAATAAAACTCAGTTTAATGAAAGAGAACAAAATAAGTATTTGGGAATGATTAAAGAATTAAAATCTGATGGTGTTGATATTGGAAATGTAACCCCTCTAGAAGCTGTTATTAATATCAGAGAAACTTTTAGTCGGACTTCTCAACCACAAACTGCTAATAGTAAATTGATGCAAATTACATGGTTATATAATTTACTTTCTCTTTCAACTAAGAAAAGAAATAAGATGTTGACTGATATAATTTATCTTGCTGAGAAATCTGGACGCAGGTATGGACCATATGGAAAACTCTATTAATAAAATACGCTAAATATAGGTATGAAGAATCTTTTCCAATTTCTAGCGGAGGCAGGTGCTTCACAAGCATCGGCACAGGCAGCTAAGTTAAACTTAAGAAGTGATGGTCATGGGAGTTGGATAGACTCTCGTGGTAACATCGTTGCGACTACAGAAAAAGGCCGACTCGTTTTCTTAGATAAGAAAAAGAAAAGGGCTGAAGAAGGTCCAGTTCAGCAGATGGCAAAACGTCGTGCTGATGATAATTTAGCAGGTGCTCCATTACAACAAAAAGCAGCACCGAAGAAGGCAAAACCTGAAGAAGGAGAAGGTGGAACAGGAAGATC